GATTGCCTATATTATCTATTTTTTTACAGGCAAACTTGGAATTGTATCTAAACTAAGTCTACTTTTGTATACTTTTGTAATGTCAATCTATACTTATTATGCCTATTATAACATACATTATACCTTAGTTCAAAATGTAAAAGATGTAAAGGATGAAAAGAACAAACATAACGAAGAAACGAGACAAATACTTAAATGGGAATGGACAAATCAACCATATTCGCTTGTTGTTTATTTTATATTCTTTTTAACATTACTTATTGTGTTTTATGATAATTTACCGAGTCCTTTTAATCTAATTGCGGCAATTATATTTTCTCTCACCCTTTTGTTTAGCAGACACTATTTTAAAGGCTTATACGTAGGCAGATTTTGGTGTAAGGTTGTTGCGTTTTTACCTGTTCTTTTACTTCTTTTAAATTTCTTTTTTAAAATGGTTTAATTTATATAAATTAAAATTAAATTAAAATAAAAAGAAATTGAAATAAAATTATATACTTATTTGTTAGTATGAACAGAAAAATGAATAATAATAATACAGCCCCGATTATTATTACGATTGAAGGCAATATTGGTGCCGGAAAAAGTACATTTATTAAAGAATTAATAAACTCCGAAAAGATGAAGACCACAAATACGATTTGTTTTTTACAAGAACCAGTTACTATGTGGGAGTCTATTAAAAATGAGAACAATGAGACAATGATTGAATGTTTTTATAAAGACCAAGAAAAATATGCGTTTCAATTTCAAATTATGGCATATGTTTCTAGAATGGCTTTAATTAAACAAGCAATTTCAAATGGTTATAAGTATATTTTTACAGAACGCTGTATTCATACCGATAAAAATGTGTTTTTAAAAATGTTATACGAATCCAATAAGATTGAAACAATGAATCATGACATTTATAATATGCTTTTTGAAACATTCACGCAAGACTATAATATTTATCATATTTATATTCAAACAACTCCAGAAGTTGCGCTTGAAAGGGTCGTAAAACGAGCAAGAGCTGGTGAAACGATTTCGCTTGACTATTTAACAATGTGTCATAACTATCATAATGATTGGTTAGTTAATAATAAAAAAACAATTTTAACATTTGATGGAAGTGAGGATGACTGGTTAAAGCCACATCATTTTGATAGTATTCTTTATAAATTAATAAATTTGTTCTAAATCTTCTAATTTCCAATATTCAGAATGACTACTTGAAATTGGTCTACGAAGAATTACAGGAATTTTTTTTTCTTTTAATTCCATTTGTGCGATTAAATAATTATCAATAATATTACTTGGCACAGAAATATAAGGCAAACATCCTGAATTTAATTGTTTTGTTCGTTGCCCTAAAATTTTTGTTTTTTCATATTTACTTAATATTGGATTTGTTTTATGGTTCGGATCGATGATTACATTATTAATTTTAATTATCTTAGACAATGCTTCTACTTCCTCGCTATTAGAAACTAAACATTCTGAATGATAACGATTAATATACGTTAATACTTGTTCTTCTTCAATTTTTTGTAAATCTTCTTCGTCATCGCTTTCAACCTCAGAGTCTGGTGGCGAAATTGATGTGTTCATTAATTGACCACTTTGATTTATTGCTGCTTCTTCCTCGCTTTCGTAATTTTCATCGGTGCCACTATTAGACTCTAATTCTTCTAAGTCTGAATTTGTAGTAATCTCACTTTCTTCATCGCTTTCTTCCGTAGTTTTAATTGCTGGGACTTCGTTTGGATCGTTTGGTTCGGTGTCTATCGGTTCTGTTTCAGCGAGTTCGGCTTCTATCGGTTCTTCTCCATCATACTCTGCCCTCATTATATACTAAGTATATATATATTTAGTATTAATTGTTTCAATTTTAATTCTTAATAATTATTATATACTTAGTATATAATAATGAGTCATACTACTTCTGCTGCTGATAGTTTTGAATCTAATATAAAAAAAGAATGCAAACAATTAAAACTCCACATAAAAACACTTACTCTCAAACAAAAAAATAATTTTTTGAACATAATGGAAACAACAAAAAGCAACTTGGTTTCAAAAACTGGGTCTAAAATTATAAATTTAATTGATATTTATCTTATATTTAGTTTGTATTGTCAGTATATAATATGTAGTATCGAATCTATCGATATTGATAATGAAATTGATTTTTGCTATACTAGTACAATTGGCACCAACTTATTAATTCTATGGAAAAATACGATAAAGCTACTCCCACATTTTTTTAAATTGTTAACCAACTTAATAACTGAGTTAAAAACAAATTCCTTTACTCTCAAAGAATTAGCAGAATCCATTATTCTCAAGATAAAAGAACTAATTAGTGAAACCGCGGCGGAGGCGGAGGCTGAGCGTGCAAGGGCGGAGGCTAAGAAGAAAGCTGCTAAGGCGGCGAAGGCGGCGGTAAAGGCGGAGGAAGTGGCTGCAAAGGTGGCTGCAAAGGTGGCAAAAGATGAGGCGAGGGCTGCAAGGGCTACGGCGAGGGCTGCGGCGAGGCCTACGGCGAGGACTACGGCGAGGCCTACGGCGAGGACTGCGGCGAGGCCTACGGCGAGGAGGACGAGCAGTGTGATTATTGAAGCACCAGCGACTATGTCTAAAAATTCATTTTATAGATTCTTACCAAGATTATCAGGATTATCAGGATTATCAGGATTATCAGGAATTTTTAAATCAAGATCAAGATCAGTACCAGTACATATTGGCGGAACAAAAAGAAAAAAACGACGCGTAAAATGTAAAACATGTAAAACTTATAAAAAACAAGCAACGTACTAACCAATATTAATATATATATATATAGTATATAGTATAGCAATGAAAGGCGGAGTCGTTCACAACCAATCTCACGATTCAATTCATGATGCAATTACATATTTTTTAGAAAATTCTACATTAGAAATATTAACCAATTCTTCTATTTCATGCGTCACATTTGTTGCTACATTAAATCCTGTCGCGCTATCCTCATTAATAAGCTCGCGCGATAACACCTTTGGCAAACCTGTTACCAAATTATTAATCAAATTATTTCCTATATCGTTGACCTCATTAAAAAAATCAACAATAAATTTTTTGAACGGCGAACGAGGACATCGTAAAGAGATAGAAGTTACAACGCTCCAAAAATTTGAGAATGAATTTAATACTCAGCGGGCGATATATAACGAAACCTATAATGATGATCCCATATGTCCTTGCCCAATACACATAACTATAAAATTAATCTCATATGTAGATACTTTATTAAAAAACTTAACTACTGAACAGAAAAAAAACCTTAGTGATATGTTCCGCGTGATCAAATCAAACAATGTGTCTCATGTAGGAATACTATATATGGAAATGCTGGTAGATTGTTTTTTATTAAAGAATGTAATGAATTCCCCCCACTTCACGCCCTCTAGAAAAGAATTTTTTACAAATATGTTTCGTTATGAAATTGATCGTTTGCATGAGATTGGGTATTGTCATAAAGATATTCATTCAGAAAATGCAATGGTTGATACATATTATCCATATTTAACAAAGTTTGATGAATCACGCATCAATCGTAAATATCTTGGTAGAGTATTTTTAATAGATTTTGGACGTAGTATAAAGACTAAAAATGAAAAGCATTTTATTAAAGAAGATAATAGATTACTAGAAGAAGGTATTATTTATAATGGTAATATATTTGACAAAGAGGCAAGCTATGAAACTATAAAAGAACGACGTAGTGAGTTTAATGAAGAAATGGAGAAAGAAAGGGCAAAAGAAAAGGAGACGACAGAGTTTGTCACATTAAAAAACTATATACTTAAGAAGATTATAGACACATCAGACCCAATAAAAATGTCGGATTCAACAATAGAAACTAAACCAACGAGCTGGTTCGCTAGCTCTGCACGATCTGCACGATCTGCACTTTCTACACTTTCTAAGATACCATTATTGTTAAGTCGAACCGCTCGAACAACTCGAACCACTAAGGTACTTCCTGTTGAAAGCCCGAACCCTGACGTTCGTTATTATTTAGGTGGGCAGCAACGGACAAGACCTTCTTATGTAAATACACGCAGGAGAAGACGTCGAAAAAAGGTACCTACAAAACATAAACGGGCAACTCGTGTCACTAGTCGAAAGAAGCGTAATTCAAAAAATAATTTGTAATATTATAGTAGTACTACGTTTTAATGAAACAGATAACCATACAAGGCAAACATCAAAAAACAAAACTAGAAAAAGCAACAAGCATTACTAATGAATCTTGCGATCCAACATTGCGAGAATGTATGAAAACAATTGAGGAACACTATTTTGATCCTAAAATTCAAAAAACATTGATTAATCGCTTGTATTTAGAGGAATCCATTCCTTATAAACATGAAATTCTAAAAGAATTAGATAAAAAATTATCGAGTTATAGTAATCAAGACCTTCATAAAAAAAAATATACAACCCATGAGACCACAATTACAAGGGACGAAATCATTGAAAAATTAGTGTTATCGAGGTTGAAATGTTTTTATTGTAAATGTGACATGGTATTTTTATACAATAAAGTAAGAAGTATGGATCAATGGACGTTAGACAGAATAGACAATACTTTGAATCATTGTGCGACGAATGTTATTATTTCTTGTTTAAAATGTAATTTACAGAAACGATGTCAAAATCACGACAAATTTTTATTTACAAAACGTTTGACGATCCATAAAGTATAAGTTTTCCTAATTTGTATATTCTATATTCTATATTCTATATTCTATTCTATAGAATATAATAAAATAAGTATTTAAAAAAAATATTACTATAACTTTAAATAATGACTTATGTTAAACAAAATGATTTGTTATTACAAAAACTATTAGAGTTTTATAGAGAAAATAACAATATGAAAAAAATGATTAGTATTATAACAGGAGATTCTCGTATTTCGTTGCGAATTGTGGATTGGTTTGCTACAAATTATGCTAAAAAATATTACACAGTATACGAAATAAACGAGAAACGTTTTAAAGTTTATAATGATTACAAACTGAATTTGAAAGCCTATTCAAAAAAACGTTTTGATCCCTTTTGCCGATGGGAACGCATAAGCATACCCTATGAAAAAAATTCATTTATTCAAACCACAATCGGTCAATTAAATTTTTTTAAATGGGCTATTCAAAATGGGATTGTTTCCTATATTGAAAATAATTATGCGGATATAGAATCGGACATGAATTTAAGACATAGCATTAAAAACAAAGATAAAATAAATGATTCTAAAACCAGAAAGAAGAGAGAAGAATTATCTATAAGCGCTAGTAAAAGTATCAAACGTGAAGATATAAATATAACAATTGAATTTAAATAGTTTAATTTTTCTGTGTTCTTTGATTTTTTCTGGGGTTTTTGGATGTTCTGGATGTTTTGGATTTTTTGGATGTTTTAGATTTTTTGGATGTTTTAGATTTTTTGGATTTTTTGGATTTTTTGGATTTTTTGGATGTTTTAGATTTTCTGGATGTTCTAAGGTTTCTGGATGTTCTAGGGTTTCTGGATGTTCTAGGGTTTCTGGATGTTCTAGGGTTTCTGGATGTTTTAGATGTTCTAGGTTTTCTGGATGTTTTAACTATTTTTTTATGACCACCTCTTTTTGTTGTTCTATTTGTTGTCCTCTCTGGATAGCCTCTACTTGGCTCAGCCTTTGGGGCTGGATCTAGCGCTTGATCTTGATTTGTCATTTTTAAGTTATTTGGAACCATATTTTGTCTTTGGGTTTCAACCATATTTTGTCTTTGGGTTTCATCAAAAAATTTTTGTTCTTTTTTGATCAATTGTTTCAGCTCTTCTTCTGTTTTTTTCAGCTCTTCTTCTGTTTTTATTTTCAGCTCTTCTTCTGTTTTTTTCAGCTCTTCTTTTTTTTGGGTATTGTAATGAGTCATTTTTTGTAAAAATGAATCTGGTTTTGGTTTTTTTAATTTGTCTAACGTTTGTGTTACATCTTTGAATTCTTCTGCTACTTTATTTTTTTCTAACAAAAATGTTTTTTGCTCTTCAGTTGGTTCAGTATAATTAACAGACCCAAATATTGGTATTTTTTTATCAGTTTTGGTTATATCTTCAATATATCTTTTTTCTATTAGATCTTGTAATGTAACGTGTTTTATATTATTAACCAATTTGGTTTTTTCG